TTCTAATGAAGTTGTCAGGTACTGTTACAATAACACTAGAAGATTACCAAGCTCTATTAGATCATCACACTAGAACAGCAGAGACTGAAGAAAAAACAAAACTTGCAGCAAAAGAGTTACAAGTGTTTTTAACTTACATATGTGATAAGACTGATATATCTAATTATTTAGATGAGTTTAACAGGCAGTCTAAGACATCACAAATTGTGATAACAAATGGTAGAGCACAAATAAAATTTAAAGATGAAAAAGAAAATAACAGTTAATATTGATAGCACATATAAGCATTTACAACTATGGAATGGTATCTTTAATTTAACAAATACAGAGTTAAAGGTATTATCTTCTTTTATAGATGTTCAAAATATTACAAAAAATAGTAATATGTGTTCAATGGAGAATAAAAAGCAAGTATCAAGAGCTATTGGTATAAAAGATCCAAATACTTTAAATAATTACATTAAAAAATTTAAAGATAAGAGAGTTATTACTAAATCTAGTGGTAACTATGTGTTAAACCAATTATTAGATACAAATGCCAGATCTATTGAAATTACTATCAATAAAATTTAAAGTAGTGATAACTTATTACGAAGTAGGACCTTATAATATAACTATATTTCAAGATGAGAACGGAGAGTTCTTACATTTAGATGTAGAAGAAACAATTTTTTAAACATGAGTGATAATCCAGAACAAAACACACCGTCATTTTTACAAATGGTAAAAAGTTTTACAGAAGCATCTGTAGATTTTGTAAAAAAGGGCGCACCTGTGTGTACAGTAGAAGAGTATAGAGAAAGATTAGATGTTTGCGATACATGCCCTTTTCTTTTGCGTAAAAATAAACGTTGTGGTAAATGTGGATGTTTATTAGAGTTTAAAGCTCGTATGAAAACACAACATTGTCCAGAAAAGAAATGGCCAGGCGATAAATAATGGCTAGAAGTAAAAAAGAAATAATACAATTGATAGCAACAAAGTATAACTTACCTTTAAAAGAGGTAGCAGAGATTGTTGAGCATCAATTTAAGTATATCTCTAAAATAATGAAACAAGGAGACTTTGAAACAGTGCGTTTACCATATTTTGGTAAGTTTTCTGTTAAACAAGGTAGGATAGATTATATAGAAAAATTGAAAAAAGAAAAAAGTGAGAGATAACGGTATAAAAAGAATTTGGTGGTTGCTGTTGCCTGGATTTGTAATTATTTTAATTAGAAAAATAAAATCTTTTATTTGCTATCATTTTATTTTAAAAGAAGTTTTTGTAAAATTAGGAGATATTACGTCTTATCATGAATATGATTGCGACTATGAAAAGTATGCATGGGAAACTTTAAAAAACGACATTTTAAATAAAGGAATTAAAGGGTATATTATATTAAAACCAGCCAAACAAGAAAAAAATAAATACAATGTTTCAGATGGCAATCATAGAGTAGCTACTTTAAAACATATTTATGGGGATGATTATAAAATGAAATTTAAAGTTTTAGGAAGCCCTGCAGAACTACATCCTAGATTTCATTTTGATGGTGCTCAATTTTTTCCAAGTTTTAGATATAAAAAAAGACAAAAAGTAAATGAAGATACAAGATGATTTAATATACATAAAGGATAATAAGGCTATTCCAAGTCCTTATGCAAAAACTGTAATAGAGTTTAAAAACTTAAAAGTAGAAGAACTCGGATTTGTTTATTTTATGTGCGATCATAGATCTCCTTTTGCAGTGTATGAGTGGGAACAACGTGTAAAAGAAGTAAAAAATAGTATATTTGGTAATAAGAAGTGGGCACCTAATGAAAAAGTGCTAGCAGCTTGTGACAAATATGAAAAATTAATAGAAACCTCTGCGGTTAGACTTTTAAAAGCAGCAAAAGAGTCTGTAGTTAAATTAGAAAAGTATTTTAGGACTATAGATCTAACTTTAATGGACGATAATGGTAAACCTATCTATCATGCTAAAGATTTAATAAATAATTTAGAAAAAATGGGTAAAGTAGTAGATGGATTAACAAGATTAGAGGAAATAGTTAAAAAAGAAGAGCAGGCAGCAAACACAAATAGAGGTGGAATAGAAGTAAACAAATACAGTATGTAATGGATTTTTTAGAGGACTTAGAAATGTATAATAGAGCAATGTTTAACGCTTATGAGTTTATAACTGATAAGCAAAACGTAGATGACTTAATAGTTAATTTAGAATTACACGAAATTGATACATATCCTTTACCATTTGACCCTTTAGTAGAAACTGGTAAGAATCCAGCTATTATAGACATGGTAATTGCTCATTTTGTAGAGCTTGAAGAGTATGAAAAGTGTGCAGAACTTGTAAAAGTAAAAACTAAATGTCAAAATTCCAAAACACCGACAGAGTAAGACCAGCTGCAATAGCTTTTTTAAAAAATGGCTATTTTACTAACGCTTTACCTGGGACAAAAGAGTATTATGAGTTTTGGGATGAAGAAAGACGTAGATGTTTATACGGGTATGCTATAGATGAGTTACACGTTACAGGATTTCATTATTTTTATTTAAATTATTGTCCTATTGACAGGGCCGTTGACGAAATAATGCCAGACGGCAGTACACAAGCTAAACGTGAGCGTACATTTCCTAGATTTTACGATGGAGACTGGGAATACTTCCAAGAAATAGATAAAGCTAGAGCAGATAATAAACATATGATTGTTTTAAAAGCTCGTCGTAAAGGATACTCTTATAAAGCAGGTTCTATGCTTGCTCGTAACTACTTTTTTGTAAAAAATTCTAAAAACTTTGTATTTGCAGCACAAAAAGAATACTTAATTGGGGATGGACTACTTTCTAAAGCTTGGGACTTCTTAGCGTTTATAGATGATCATACTGCATGGGCTCAACCGCGTCTAAGAGACCGTGAGATGCACAAACAATCAGGGTATAAGAAAAAAGTAAACGGTTTAGAGATAGAAATGGGTATGAAATCTCAGATTATGGGGGTATCTCTAAAAGACAATCCAGATAAAGTAAGGGGTAAAGCGGGAGAACTAGTTTTCTTTGAAGAGGCAGGATCTTTTCCAGGATTATTAAAAGCATGGGAGGTAACCATGCCAACAATGCGTCAAGGTGCTAAAACTCTAGGTATGATGATAGCATTTGGTACAGGTGGTACAGAAGGAGCTGATTTTGAAGCTATGGAAGAAATATTTTACAATCCTGTAGCATACGATTGTATGGATTATGATAATGTTTGGGATGAAGGGGCTCTTGGTACAAGATGTGGATATTTTATACCCATACAAAAGAATTTAGATGGATTTATTGATGATGATGGTAACTCTATGCAAGAAAATGCAGTAGAGTACGAAAAAGAAATGAGAGAAAAGAAAAAAGGTGCGGCAGATGCAAAATCATTAGACCAATATATGGCAGAGCACCCTTTCTCACCTCAAGAAGCAACTCTTAGAGTAACTGCTAACCTTTTTGATGTAGCATCTTTGCAAGAACAGTATAATAAAGTCAAAGCTAGGAGTTTACAGTCTATAGGTACAATAGGTAAATTTTATTATAGTAAAGAAGGAGCTATAAAGTTTACACCTGATGGAGATTTAAAACAAATTATAAAATATCCACATAGAAAAGATGATAATACTACAGGAGGTGTAGTTATATATCAAGCGCCTCATAGAACAGCAGAAGGAACAGTTCCTAGAAATATGTATGTAATATGTCATGACCCCTACGGCCAAAATCAATCTGCAGACAGCACATCTTTAGGAGCGGCTTATGTAATTAAAAGACCAAACAATATATCGCAGCCAGATGATATGATTGTAGCAAGTTATGTAGGTAGACCAGCTACACAGGATGAGTATAATAGAAATTTATTTATGTTAGCTGATTATTACGGTTGTAAAATAGGATTTGAGAATGATCGTGGTGAAGTAATAGCATACGCAAAACGACACAGAAAGTTACATAGACTGCAGGAAGAATTTGAGATGTTAGACAAAAAAGATTTGCGATCTAAAACTGTAAAACGTCAATATGGTATGCATATGACAGAAGGTAGAAAAAGACAGGGTGAAATATACATAAGAGACTGGTTAAATACTGTTAGAAGTACAGATGAACATGGTAATCAGACTTTAAATTTACATAAGATATATGACCCTGCATTATTGTTAGAGCTTATAAAATTTAATCATAAAGGTAACTTTGACCGCGTTATGGCTTTTATGATTGGTATGTATCATACTAGAGAGTTGTACAATACGGAAATAAAAGAGATATTAGAAGATAATTCTAGCAACAAATGGTTTGATCAGAATTATTACTAGTGATATATCTATAAAACGCGCGTAGAAAATAAAACAAATGTAAAAGCGTTTGTAAAATTTAGTATTTTTGTAAGATTATGGGTTACGATAAAATTCCAAGGCAAAAACTGCCTTTACGACAAAAGACAAAAGATTGGAGAGAAAAATGTGTAGAGGCATTTATTGATCTTTCTAACTCAGGTATAGGACATTCAAACAGAAAGGATGATATAAAAATACTATACGATTATTACAACGGTGTAATTGATGAGGCAGATTACAATTACGTTTTAAAGCCATACGGTAAATCTCGCAAAAATTTTCCTTCAGAGATGCGTAATTATCCTATTATCAAACCCATAATTGATCTTCTCTTAGGTGAAAAATCTAAACGACCTCTCAATTATACCGTTACAGTACAAAATGCTGACTCTGTTAGTATTAAAGAGCAGGCAAAGACAGATGCTATTTATAAAAATTTACAATTGCATTTTTTACAGTCTGTACAAAATCAAGGACTAGATGTAGGTGCTGATCCTGAGCAAGAGATAGAATTACCTAAGCATATTGCTGATATGTTTGAAATGTCTTATGTAGATAATAGAGCTGTACTAGGACAACAAGCATTAAGTTATATCATGCAAGATCAAGAGGTGTATGATAAAATACAAAAAGCTTGGTTTCATTATTTAGTAGCAGGTGAAGTATACACACATAGAGGGGTACGTAATGGAGAACCTTTTTATGAAGTTCTTAACCCTATTGATGTAGATTACGATTTAGATCCAGATTTAGAATTTGTAGAAGATGGTGATTGGGCACTTGTACGTAAATATGTACACCCATCTACAGTTATTGATCACTATTATGATAGTTTAACAGAACAACAAGTTATGGAGCTTGAGGAACCTAGACACCATGAAAATGACATAGGTTTTTTATATGCAAATAATTCAGGAAAAGATGCTAACGCTTATAGAAACAGATTAGTAGAAGTTACAAATGTATATTGGAAATCTAGAAAAAAGATTGGATTTTTATCATACATGGATATGGACACAGGCGCTATAGAAGAGGTAGAGGTAGACGAAAGTTTTAGAATGCCTAGAGAATTAAAAGATTCTGGAGCAAAATTACAATGGTTATGGGTAAATGAAGTATGGGAAGGGACTAGAATTGATGGTCGTTTTTATGTAAACATGAACCCAATAGCAAATCAAAGAATATCATTAGATAACCCATCAACATGTAAATTGCCTATTAATGGTAGAAGATATTCTGATGTAAATTCTGCTAATATATCTTTAGTAAAACTTGGTATACCATATCAATTAAATTACAATATTTATAAGTATAGATTAGAATTGGCTATTGCAAGAAGTAAAGATATTATTGCACAGTTTGACATAAACATGATACCAAAGAAATGGGACATGGATAAATTTATGTATTACGTTGAAGGTACGGGTATTGCTTGGGTAGATTACAACAAAGAAGGAATACAACTCAACCCACAGCATCAATCCGTACTGGATATGTCTATTAAGACAATACAGCAATATATTACACTACTAGAATCTATTTTAGTAGAATGGGAAAAAATATCTGGTGTATCTAGACAAAGACAGGGGGAAATCGGAGCGTATGAAGGTAAAGCTAGTTCACAACAAGCTATTTTACAATCATCTCATATTACAGAAGATCTATTCCGTAAATTTGAAAGACTAGAACAAAGAGATTTCCAAGCATTATTAGATTATTCTAAAGAAGCGTGGCATACAGGAAAGAAAACTATGTATGTAATGCCTGATGGTACTACAGACTTTTTAGATATTAATTCTTTAGAGCACATGGAGTCTAACTATGGCATATATGTTTCTGATGCAGGTAAAGATCAAGAAAAGCTTACAAATCTGAAGAGTCTTACACAAGCTATGATGCAAAATGGTGCTAAACCATCTGTTATTGCAGAAATGCTAGATTCTGACAGCTTTACACAAATTAAAAAGAATCTTAAGTCTGCAGAGAAAGCTCAAGAAGAACTAGAAGCTGCACAACAACAAGCACAACAAGAACAAGCACAACAGCAAATGGAAGCGGCTCAAATGCAGCAAGAAGCAGAAGGTTTAGAAAGAGAAAAAGATAGACAAAAAGATATTGAGATTGCTTTAATAAATGCAGAGTCTAAAAAAGATCAAGAGGGCTATTCTCTTAACTTAGAAAAAATGATTAAAGACTTTGAAATTAAAAACAGAGAGCTTGACATTAAAGAGCAAGAACTTATGGAAAGATCTAGATCTTCTCAAAGTCAAGAGGATATAAATAGAGAAGCAAATCAAGTTAAACGAGAAGATAGTGTATTAAAAGCTGACACCGCTAGACAAAATGCTAACAAACGAGACTAGACGACAATTACTTAATAGGGCAAAAGCTGCACAGTTTCCAGGAAGTATTTTGGAAGTGTATAGAGCTGCTGAACAAGGTATAGATATATTAGCTGATCACGAAGCGCAAATGCAACAACAAATGCAGGTTGCGCAAACTCCACAAGAACAACAAACAGGTTTACGAGAAGAACACGCACAAGGAAATACGCAAGCGTCTATGGCTTTTCCTGATGTACAACCTGGACAATCTTTTAATACTGTGGGCATGAAAGCCCCTATAAATGTAGATAAATATGACAACCAAGGACACTTGGTAGAATCGTACAAAAACGTTCCTCCAGGAATTAAAAATCTTCCTACAGGACCTTACGAGGGAACTGTAATAGAAACACCTGCAGAATATAAAAAGGGTGGCATAAAAGATTCTAGCCCTCAACAATATCAAGTAGAAGTAATTAAATATCCTCTTGGTTATAAAAATATGCCTCCTGGTCATATTGAGTCAAGGATATTAAATGTAGATGGTTTACCAGAGGAGTATAGTAATGTACAAAAACAATTAAATCCATGGCCTCAAGGAAATCTGGGAGTCTATTATAGTCCAGAACGTAATTATGCTCCAGGCGTTGAAACAACTGTTTTAAATTTAAATAAAAAAGATTTAGAAACTTACTTGGATGCAGCTCAAAAAGGTGATTATAATTTTTTAAGTAATAACTGTGCAGATCAAACATGCGCAGCTTTTGGACTAGATCAATCTAAATATACAGCATTAGGAGTAACAACACCGCAACAAGTATTTGATGCACTTAAAAATGACCCAAGAGCAGTTAAGGGATCAACAATTGGGGATGCCACAATGGTAGAAGATACATTAAAAAATGTTAATGAAGTTGTTAGCTTTTCTCCAGCAAAAGCTGTAACTAATCTGTTTAATAAGTCTGCAGAGGCATTTAAAAAGGGGGCAGCTAAATATGACAAAACAATAGAGGAGTCAAAGAAATCTGCTAGAAATAGAATGAAAGATGGTGGATATAAAAAATATCAAACAGCTGGAAAAAAAGATAATTATAGTTTAGATAAACCTATTGCAGAATTATCTAATTTATATAGCTCAGATGCATATGGAGATAGACTTAAAAAAGAGTACGCAAATGCACATAATATAAATTTATCTGATCAAGAAGTTTCTAATATACAAGATAGTAACGTAAAAGCAATAAATACAGGTAATAACCCAGCTAGTCCAATACCTCAAAAGTATGCAACTCCTGGCACACAAGGTATTTTACGTCAAAGAGATAATTTTATAGGATTAAATCTAAGTTCCAATTCTGAAAAACCTGCTTTTGTTACGCGGAAACCTAATTTTAAATTAGGACATAATAACTTATATTCTACTAAAATACATGAGGTTGCACACAGAGCTAATTCAGGGCACTCTTCTTTATTAACTAGTAGTAATACTGGGTCTGGTAATTATGTTGAAACTATAGAAGATTTAAAAGCTCCTAGTAAAACATCAGAATTAGAA